TTCCTACCAATAACATTATCTCCAAATGTCAGGTCATATCTACCATCTTCAGTTTCTGTTAGGAAGTATACCCTAGATGTTGCTGTAATCGTAGTAACGTCCAATCCCCTGACATAAACGTCCTCTTGGGTTGATTGTGCATTGGGTTTTACAGTAACTGTAATTGTCGTATCGTCAATTTTATCACTAGGAATGACGTAATTTTGTTTTTTGAAAGATGATACGGTATATTGATACGTCAATAACGTTCCTTCACGAACGAGAACATTATTGAATGTTGCTAATCCTGTATTATCTGTCGGTTGTACAACATCTACCAAACTTACGAAGTTATAATCACCACCATTAGCAACAACGCCCCTTTTTAGAGTTACATACTGTGGCCATACACCGTTGAGTTGTTCAGATTGAGCCTGGAACCCAATACATGCCTTTGCTGCTCTAGAAGACCTAGGAGTATAGTTTAAAAGTTTTGCAATACTTACTACATTATCTCTTACTGTAGCGGAAGAGAGAAATGACTCATTGACTGCCATGTTGGCATTGAATGCTCCATAATAAGTATTATAAGCAAGTACATCAATCAGATATGACAAGGTTGCACCTTCAAAGTCAAAATCTGTGAATTCTGGACGAGTCCTCAAATAATCTTTGATAGAAGCCTTGATGGAATTGAAATCCATCGCTGTAAGATTTGTTGGGATCATGTTACTGAGCTCTCTCTAAGATAAAGTCTATAGTTTGGACAAGAGGTTGACCAACAATTCTGTATTCAACATCAACTCTCAATTCATGCATATCATTTTCAGCGGTAATCTCCACATTAATGACTTCAATTCTAGGCTCATAATTTAAAAGAGTATCAACTATTTCATCTTTAAGTGTATCTATTGTAAATGGGTCCAAAGGTTCAAACAGCAGTTCGTATACCTTTGAACCCACATCGGGTTGAAATAATTTTTCTCCAGGTGACGTTAAAACCAAATTCTTCATAGCCTGCTTGATTGCCTGCTGGTTACTCAATACAGTAAGATCCTTCGTAACTGGATTGCGAAGAAAAGAGTTCGCTAGATCTTTGAAGTTACGAGAAACCTTAAGATTTCTTGATGTTATTGGTTTTATTGCCACTGTTACTCAGTTTCTTTTTTTACATTACGGTTATCATCACGAAGTTTTTCCGAGACCTTGTTTAGGTAGATGTCAGCACGAGGATCTGTAATAAGAACTATCGTACCATGATCATTTTCCATTAAGGATGGAACTGTATCAGGATTTGGTGAGTTTGCCATCTTCCTATAGAATTATATATTAGAACTTTTAGAGAGGTTGCTATCTCCTTTCTTATTTATCGCAGTTAGGGACTAACGTCCTTGTCCACGGTACACCTTACGCTTATTATTACGTGAACTGGCAGCATACTTAGTATTCTTGCCACTTCCTTGACGAGTTTTCTTAGGCTTTGATTCAATCAGATCTTGCCCTGAGATGCCTACTTTTGATCTTACCATGATTAGGGTCCTACGAGTACATTTGGACTTCCCTGAGCGATTACAGAGAGGCATGGCGGTCCTAATGGATCCGCTACCTTTGCCATTGCCAGACCATTAGCATAAACAGTCTTTGTCAGTGCAGTTACCTTTCTTGGATGTCCAATGCCTTTGGAATCCTCACTTGCCAACATACTGCAAGGACACGGCATTGGAATTGGCGGCGTTTGTCCACACGGTCCAACCATAACAATGTTAGTAGTGGGAGATTTGTGTGGTGTTAGCATATCTTGATCGCATATTGGAAAGATACCATTAACGATCACAGTTCGGATATAAGGTCCTGCTGGAGCAAGAACTGTGGGTGGCCAGAGACAAGTAGCATCTTTTCCATTAACAGGTAACGTTTTCGCTGATAAGCAAGTAGTGCCACAAGGCTCGTACATATGGATGTGAGCAGGAATGGGTATTCCATGTCCACTACATGTTCCTCTGTAAATCGCTGCGGGAAGTCCCATCTAGTATACTCCTATTGGCATTTAAATGCAAATGGATTGCCGTATGCTTTCACGGCCATTTCATAAATGTTTGCACTGTTGGTAAGATCGTTGTAAACCTCAAGTTCACCTTCTGCAATAAATGATCTACAACCCTCTCCAAAAGGACCAGTTAAAACTGAAGTGTATGAAACTGTAGTGGTTGTAGTAGTATCACCAGAGGTTGTAGATGTGCTACCTGCATCACTACCTACAAATGGGTATGATATTGCACATCCTGTACTATCTGCACAACTTGATACCACTTCAGGTTCCCAAGTAATCTTTGGATAGATTGCAGATTTGTTTCTACTATCAGGTTTATACTGTCTTAACAAGTATTTAGTGAATTGCGATGAACAAGGTAGGTCAAATGCAGTACCTCTAACAGTACGAACTCCCTCACGATCATATGCCTGCAATTTTATTCCACTCGCAGATACTGCTGGATCTTCGGTATTTAAGTCAATAAACTCCTCTTTACGAATTGCATCATTCTCAACCAGTGTACGCATGAATTTTTCAGCGCCAGCACTTACACCTACCAATGCTTCTCCTAGTCTAGGATCTAGACTCTTCCATTGAAGATCTTCATAATCTTCTCTATCTGGTTTATCTCTTTCAAGTCTCTCTGTTCTGAGTACACCTTTTACTCTTTTGAGTTCTTTTACCTCATTTGTTGGGTTACTGAATCTAACTTCCTCATATTGGTGCTTATTCATGCCCTGTCTAAGATCTCTTGGGAGTAGACTAGTCTTAAAACGCAAACTTTCTAGTCCAACAGAGTCACCTTTCTTCTTTGGACGGTCTTCAGAGGCACGTTGAATGATTTTTTTGAATTTTTCGTAAGTATCAATCTCACCACCTTCAAAATTGTAGTCTATAGGTGTGCGATTGAACTGTGTGGCAGTATCAACCTCCACAGGAACCTCACTTGGACTGTTTTGAAACTCTTTTAGTCCGTAAACAGAGTCTGCTAACTCATTTGCAGGGTCTTTACTGCGCTCACTAGCGGGCCAAGCAATATTATCCCTCGTTTTCATGGTATCGGGGATCGCAATATCAATTTTTGTGCCCTGAGCATACCCAGCTCCGCGACTTTTCACCTCAACTGACTGCAATTCACCACCAACAAAGACATAATCAATGACTGCAGCTGCTGTAGCAGGTTTTTTTGCGGACACTAACTGCAAAATAGGTTTATTAGTGAGCAATTGCCAGTTTTGTCCACCATCAGCAACCCCAATACTGAGTATTTGACCCCCAACAATCTCAATTAGAGTAATTTCAAGGGGTCCAGTGTAACTACTAGTCGCTCCAGTGCTCGCAGATGACTGACTTAGAGTCGCTGTACTACCATTTACCGCAGTGATGTAGGTATTGTTTGGAATATTGGGTGAATTTACACTATATCCAACACGCAAGAAACTAGAATCTGCGCCACTTACAGTAACTTGATCAGAACCAGTATTAAAAGTTGCTTCTACAACCTTTTTAGCAGTAGGTTGGATAAGATCATCAGCAGCATTAGGTTGTCTATTGTAATCTGCTGTCATATATTGGAAAGATTTGTTTCTAAATTCGTACAATCCTCCAATAAATGCCTTATCTTTGATACCATTACCCGCTTTTACTTTAATTTCATTTCCACGGTTAGTAGTATATGTCTGATCATATGTAAAATCACTACCATTACCATCAATATTGACAATATGCCAGTTGAAATTGAGGTCCATATGACGCACACTTAGTACCTCATGCCCATTTACAATGTCACCAGCATTAATTAGATCGTAATTTGTATATGGATTGCTACTTTCAATCTCACCAACCTCAGTAATTGATATAGTGAAGTCAATAGTTAAACTATTTGCAGTAATTGAGATAGGAAAAGAATCTCCTACTTGATATCCAACGCCAGGGTTTATAATTTCATCCAAACGAATAATACTTCCAGTGATAGCCTCTGTACCAGATGTAGTTGTAGTAGATGGTGAATAGCGAAACTTTAGTTGTAGACCTGTTTTTGATGTACCGATGTTCAATGAACCTTCATCAGTAACAAAAATAGATTCAAATCCAATATCATTAGGATCTGCCCATGGGTTATCTGTCACTACTAAGTTAATTCCTGCACCCAGATCCTTATCCCATGCATCAGTTACAGTAAGTCCATTACCACTTATATTAAAGTCAGTGGCTGAGATTGGATTTGCTTGTGGTAATCCACCGACATAACGAAATGCAATAGAATTAGAACGAGTTCCTGCAGTCCAAATGGTAGGATAAGGATCTCTACCGTCTACAATTCTACCATCTTGTGTAGTATACGTGATCTCAGATGCCCCTGGAGTACAATTAAGAGTCGTACAGGGGTGACAACGTGTATTCTGCTCTGTACTACTTGATGATGAAGTAGATGAACTCGGAGGAACATAACCAGGTTCACCCTCAGTACCACTACCAGCATTTGAAGTAACGCTTGTTGTACTAGTGCTTCTATCAATGATCTCCAAGAAATAACATGGATATCCAACAATAGGATCACTCAGGTCAAACAAATAGTAAAACCACTGATCACTAAAGATAGGTCTAAATGATAACTGATCTGGATAGTGACCTAGAATAACATACTGAGTGCCAAAGAAACCTCCAGGTATTGGTTTGGCAAAATTACCACATTCTTGTACTGAGCATGAACTTCCACCAGCAAAACGATCATCATCCTCAGTACAAACTTGAGATGGATACATTACCATATCATCGTCCCATGTAGGAACGTCTAATACATTATCAATATTATCCTGTCTCTCTTGTAAACGTGGATCAACCACATACTTAGCATGCTCTACTGGAACACCATTCCAACTAGTAGAGTTAAATGCTCCCTGATCATTGAAGTTGCCACCATTGAATGGACTATAGCGACCACAGTGATCGCCATTCAAAGCGATGTCTTCGTAATTATTACATCCCATTACCAGAATCCCCCTTGATGCATTTCTATGTTTTCTATACGGTTATAAATTTCATCAAAGTTATTACCAAGTGAAAGATAGTCTTTACCTCTTGGTCTATACTTAAACAAATCTCCAGTGATCTCGGGGATTGCATTCACTCTATCATATAAAGTAGTGACATGAGTACCTACTTCTGTAGTACCTTCTTCTAGTGCCGCAATTCGCATCAAGACTTTTTCAAAGATTTGTAAGATGGTGTCATGTGCTATCTTATTGTCCTGCCATAAAATAGCATTCTTATCTTGCATCCATGCAGGAATCTCTCCCTCTCTTGGATCGTTGTAGTCAAATTGGTCTGGATTGAACATAATATGCAGTGAACGCGCTACTCTGGTGTCTGCTTGTCTTTGTTAATATCGGGTCTGGTTAACAGTAGTGTACCATCTCCCTCATCTGAATACTCTAAAATATCCCCCACGTTCCATCCGAGGTCCTCTAATACTTCCTCAGGGATAGTAAAACATGGTTCCCCATTCTCATCCTCCTCTACAGGTACTATGAATCTTTTCATAAACTTCTAACGGTTACATCTACCGATGATACATTTAATTTATGTAGCAGATTTTTACAGAACTCTCGTCTTTCCTCAGCATACTCTTTCTGTGCATGTCTGCTATCTACGACTTCCTCTGATGCCGTCTGATAGATTACTGAATATCTTGCCATTATAGAATTGTTTGGGTGAATTGACTGGGGTTTTCTTTCTTCCATTCGGCCCACCCTGCAAGTGTGTCAGAGTGCTCTACTGTGCCAGCAGAGACTAGATAGTCTGCACAAGAATACATACGATTGTCTAGGCGACCCTCGTGACGTATCAGTGATTCCAGAATTCTCGTACGGTCGTCTTGGCGATCTTGACGGATCTTCACATCCATTTTTTTATTGGGGAAAAATTTTTTAGTCTTGGGAAATCATCAACCCGATTATTATATATCTGGGTTGTGGGAACCTTTGTAGGTTAGGGTAGTGTTGCGTTTTATATTACGGCCGCCCCGACCGCCCAAAACCCTTACAGGGACTGCGATCTCACCTGTGTAACAACGAGTTTAGCATGTTTGTCACTAAATGTCAATTAGTGTGGAAAACCTGTGGAAAACTTAATCTCCACAGGTGCCCTCTAAGTGATATCAAGCGAAGACGTAACCTGACACAAACTCCTCATTCTTAAATACTTTCTCAGTGCCAACTTGTCCAACGAACTTACGCACAAACCACTTATAGTTCTTTTGGAATACACCTTCACCAGCGATGCAGAACTCATTACATAGGGCGTTCAATCGTGATTTGGTGGTGTTAGACTGCCAACCTCCATCATAGATTGTCATGCTATCTTCGTCCACTGATGCAATCTGGTTGCCGTGGAGATAGATGAAAGAAACGCCTTCAATCGTGATAACTTGAGTGTTACCAGATTTGAAATCTTTGTTTGCCTGGATAGCGGCGTTCATTTGAGATTCAATCTTACGCATGAGAGTCCTAGAAGAGGTTTAGAGGGCGTGGAAGGCGTTGCCCCCTCCACTCATCTAATATACATGCTTTAGGGGTGCTGTGCCGTCTCCTTGTGCCACTTAGTCAACTGATTGGGGCAGCCGACCTGAGTATCATTTAGTGGACATACTTTCTTCCTTAATTACCATACACCAACCAATTGATTTAATATAGTCAAATGGGGAAGTTCTCTCTGTCTGAGGATATCTCTCTCCTCTTGAGTTTCTTACACCGTCCACATAAAGTTCTAAATCATAGATGCTGCTGAAAGTACCTCTGAGGGTATCATCGTTGTCATACAGATTGAAGACCATACTTTTCTTATATCTGACATTGTTATTCTACTTATATTTGGGAGATTTGTCAAGTAGTGGTATATGAGGAATGCTGATGTTTCGGAGGTTGACAACTGATAGGATGCACGCTAAGACTACAACGTACAGAGACATTACCTCTCTTTATCTAACACTTAACTACATTTAATTAAACATTCTTTTTCCACAGAGTTTCCACAACTTTTCCACATTTATTCCACAGATTAGGTCTTTCTAGATCTAATCACGAAGTCTCTCCAATGTTCCCATACTATAGAAGTTGCCTCCTTAAGAGTTAACCACACATAGTCTAATTCATCTTTCCGCGTTAAATCATCATTCATCATCTTGTCTCTCTATCTCATTCCAGAACTCTGGATATACGCAAAGATTAACTTGATTATAATCACATTTACTTCCTACACGTAGAGGTTCAGGTTTAAGTGTTTCATGTAGACATATAGTAAGATAAGCATTTTCTTCATCAATATAATTAACGAAACCTTTGTGTTGTCTGTACTTAACTAGATCACGATGTTTAAACTTCATTTAGTTCCACTCCTTAGTAATAGGTGACACTTCAAAACCATAGCGATGAGAGAACACAATCTGTGGGATCATGTTAACACTTAGGGAGAGACGATTAGGTGACTGATTGTTATTGTAACCATGTCTTATGTGTGATTGCCATAAGAGCAAGTCTCCTGGTTCAGGTTTAATCTGTGCTGCTGGTTGTGAGAAGATAGTCGTATTATTATAATCAGGAGTGAAACTAATAGCGGGTTCAGTCTGGTGTGTAACTGATGGATTTACGAACTCAATCGGTGCTGCTGTTTCATCATGATCAAGATAGAATGTACCTGATAAGAATGAATTAATGTGTGCATGAAATGGTTGACTACCTTCAGAACAATGATTGACCCAAGCATCAACAACTCTATAAGGTGATTGTATACTCAACCCCAGTATAGTAGTGTGGAAATTGTATGCTGCATCATTAAAGAATGCCTCTAGACCAGTATCATCAAAATGATTAAAGAAACCATCGTTAATGTTAACAGATCCATCAGTATTATCGCCTTTCTGTAGATAATGCTTGAGATTGGGGTTATCATTATTTTGATTGAATGGGCGGTCTTTGATATACTCTCGGACACGATCTCTTAACTCTGTAACATCTCCAAAATGATAACAACCTACAGCAATAGGAAATAGTGGGAGGATTTGCTTTGGTTCAATCATAGTGAGGGAAGCGAGTCGGATAGATTAAATGGTGTCATGTCTCGGGGTTGTGTACCACTAAAGGAGAACATATCAGTCGCTTGATGTATCCAATAGAATCGTGATAAACAATATCTTCCTGTACCATCTAAGTGACTAGGGTTATTCATACTCACCTTATCTACTGAATGAGAATAACAACCAGGGAACAAGACTGCTGAGTTATTTACCATCTTGATCTTATGATTTACATCGTTAAAATAGAAGTTTCCTCCTGTCCATGCCTTTGGTTCTTTCCACAACCAGATTAAAAGTGTGAATTGAACATCATCTACATGGGGCATATAGTAATCACCATCTTGATAGTAATTGACTAAAGTAGCGTTGGCATTTGATTGTCTAAACCCTCTATTCCATGGTCCAGTTCTTTCTATCTCCGCACATGTATTTGTGTTCCATAAGTTATTAATTAATCCTGCAATACTTGACGCGGAGTTCTCTCTGTAGAGTTGCTCAATAAAGACGCCATGATTATTCTTTATTACATCACCTGATTGATCACGAGCAGACCCAGTTTCTAAAGCATTGAGTAACTTACCTGTTCTAGTATAGTAATCTAACTCGGGAAAGACTAACTGAGTTAGTTCTACCTCACTGAAGAAGTTCTCTATCCTCAAGTATGGAATAGGATCAACATTTGGTATTAATTTCATTTGCAATATGATGAATCAATTTGACAAAGACGGTCCATCTTAGCATCTTGCATGCTATTAACTTGTTTCACCATATAGGTGCCAATGTGTAACCCCATGATGATGACTGAAGCAGCAAGAATGAAACGCATGATGATGAAGAATGTACTATCTAGGAGAACGATTTACATGCCATTGAAGTAATCGTGTAACTCAGCAAAGTATTGCTCCTCAGTGTCAAATTGACGACCGTAGATAACACATGGGAACTCATGTTTTTGAAACATAGCACCTGCAACTTCTATGTCTTGTCTATCATAACCCATTTCAAGCAGGGTGTCAACGTAAGGGTTGTTTGTAGTCATAGGTTTGTATAAAGAAAGGTTGGAGAGTTGTTGTAAAGAATCAGAGAAAAGATCGTGCATTAACCGCCGAACATGTCATCAAATAGTTGTTGACCAGAACGCTCATTCTGTTCTGCTTTCTTTGCATATTGCTTCATGCGTTCTAGTGCTTCTGCACGAGAGATTGACTCGGGAAAGTAATATTGACGACCTGCTGGGTTTGTGTAAAGCATAGTGAGAAAAGAGAAGTGAGTTAGTGTAACCTTTGGTGATCAGTTTGATGCTTCAGTGAATGTATCATAGAACGAATCCCATGCAGTTTCGTTCTCAACAAAACCACTGATGTTTAACATGTCGCAGACCCAATCATATGCCATATCTATGTCAGCGTTTGTTTCATAAACGAAGACGCACATTTGACCCATAAGATCATCCCATTTCGCTTGCTGCTCGGAGGGTGTCAGGGAGAAGATCGCTTGTGCCATGTCGGTTCCTTTGTTTGTCATGTCTGTATGATAGCAGTTTTCAGGGCGTTTGCAACGGGAAAACCCGATTTTGGGTACAGTTCGCCCACTGGCACACGATCTCTCGCGGTTAGCGTCTGGAGTCGTTACGCTCGTTAAGTGCCTCGTTAATTATCTCTTTGAGTTCAATTCTCTCCTCTGGTGTGAAGATAGTACGCTTCTTTACTGGCATCGGAGGATACTCACGTTCTGAGTTAGTATCACCATCACCAGGAAGACTCATGCCCTGTGTATCAATCTTGTCCATTAGTTCCAGTTCTCCATGTATTCATCTAGTGTATAACCTTCGCCCGTGCATGTCTCTTCCATCAATTCTTCTACTGTATAGCATTCCATTTTCAAACGATATTCCTCGGGAGTATCATCATCAGGATCAGGATCATCGTGGCAGAGGTAGTCCCACTCACGACAGAGTGCATCTATTAGTTGTTGCTTAGTGTAGGTCATCGTGCTTTTCCTTGAATAGTTGAATCGTAGTAGTTCATCATCTTGCTATCACGCTCCGCAAGGAATAGTAGGTAGCAAGTCATACCCACGATAACAAAGATTCCACTCAGTAAGTATTGCGTAACTCTCATGCTGCCTCCACTAATTCTTGCTGATATGACATGAATTGCTCCTCTGTTGCTTCATCCACTGCCTCTTGAATCACTTGATAGATGTAATCAACGTTGACTACATCATCAAA